ATCGTGGCTCGATGTATCCGACAAGATGTGGTACATCAACAAAGAGAAACCTTGTAGGTCGTATAGCCCATGGTGTCCTGTATGTAACGCAGTCTTGTTTCGCAAGACGATGCAACGCTTCCCCTACTCATACGAAGAGTGGCGTTTGTTTGAGTTACGCCAAGCAGCACCTGAGGAAGCAGAGTTCAACCGCCTTGAAGAGCAACGCAACCAAGGCATTAAAGAGTTAAGCGATGCTGCTAAGTTTGCAGAAATAGCCAACCAACTGGAGGGGTTCAAATGACTAAATGGGAAAAGACAGAGCGTATAGTATTCCTTGCAGGAATCATCATCGTCATGTTAGACGTACTTGTATGGAGACCCTAATGACTGAATTAGAAATAGTCTTATCAATCGCAGTAGTCGTACTACTGTGGGCATATCGCAATGCGGTCAGGCGTGGAGATCATTACAAAGGTGTAATGTTAGCAATCGGTGTAGGCGCTGTACGCATCGAGGTCAATGAAGATGACAGGACATACAAGATAGAGGTCATCAAATGAAAACGAAAGTTATATGGAAGCCCAAGGCCAATAACTTTTGGACAGGCTCGCTTGAAACACCCGTCAACATAGCGTTAAGACTATTCGATGGGACTTATCACGATGGCGACTTGCGTGACATAGGTTATGTATGCAAGGTAGGTGACAAGTTCATGGTTAGATTCTATGGCTCAGTGTATAGCGGAGCACACCCAATCGAGCGGTGTCAGTTCGATACCAAAGAAGATGCAATGGAATGCGCTGAAAGGTTCGCCATTGCAGCACTCATAGCCAAGAAGCTGTCGCACTAGTGACAGGGCTGTACATACACACAATTTAGAATTCACTGGCTACCCAATCGTTAATGCGTACACGCATTGGGGCAAGCATCGAGTACGCGAAAACCTTTTCAACCACAAGGAAAATCATGCGTTATAGCAATATCAAAACATCAATCCTAGAACAGTTCAAAGCGCCCAATGGCAACAAGATCGTGCCGTTCATACTCGGTGCGCCTGGAGGTGGCAAGTCAGCTTGTGCCCGCGAGATCATGAAAGAGCTCAATCTCGATCATGTCGTGGAGTTCACTGCGTCACTCCGTGATCCAGTCGATGTGCTTGGCACACCTAACAACACAGGTGCGTACACCCGTTGGGTTCCGCCTGAAGAGTTCTACATGTTGCGTCAAGGCGTTGGTCGTGTAGGTCTGATCTTGGAAGAGTTATCAGATGCCCCAGTGCCCATGCAGAATGCCCTGTGCGGTGTAGTCTATGACTTTCGTGCGGGTCAGCTTAATCTATCAGATCAGTTGTACATGATCGCCACAGGCAATCGTACCGAGGACAAGTCAGGTGCTAATCGCATCACGTCTAAGCTAGCGAATCGTACTAGACGCTTTGACTTCCAAGAGAATGTCGACGACTGGACTGAGTGGGCGCTAGACAATGACATTGATCCTGTATTGATTCAGTTCATTAGGTTCAGACCTGCGTTGTTGTCTGACTTCGATCCCAACCGATTCGCCAACCCTACGCCTAGATCGTGGGAGCGTGTCAACATGATCCCTGCATCGTTAGAGAACGCACTGTTCTTCGACAACTGTGCCGGTGAGGTGGGTGAAGGCGCTGCTGCTGAGTACACAGGCTTTAGACGTATCTACTTAGCACTGCCTAACATCGAGAGTATCTTGCTTGATCCTGCTGGTGCTGACTTACCTGCTGACCCAGCGACTCTGTATGCACTGACTGGTGCATTGGCTCGCAAGTCTACCAAAGACAACTTCGATCGTGTATCCAAGTATCTGTCACGCATGAGCCCCGAGTTCAATGTGATGGCAACTAAGGATGCAATCAAGTTGTGCCCAGCGATTAAGTCAACACGTTCATTCGTAGAGTGGGCTAGCAAAAATGCTGAGGTGCTGATGTGACATATGTGTGGATGCAAGACAGCAACTACACAGCAACACTTTTGTACAAGCAAGACCCTAATGATAAAACGCCACAGCGTATGGCGTGGGTCGCTTGTGCGTACAGCACAGCTCAAGGGTACAAGAAGTTTTGGAAAGCCCGAATTGTCGGGACAAGCGAATTAAATATGTTCGATACAGAGCAACAAGCCAAAGACTGGGCTCAAGCAGTCGTTCTTCTCAACCAATGAAAGACCTATATGCAACCAACCAAACTGGCAGATAAGGTAATACTTGTCAAGCTAACAATGCGTCGTGCTTCACTGACTAAACGTGATGCATATCTATCAGACAAGATACAACGGCAAGAGGGTGATACATCGCTCACTGTGCTGACTAAGTTGTTCAAGTCTAAGGACAATCCGATTGCGCAGATCATGTCTAAGTACACAGAGGTGTATGCGTATCACAAGAAGCACACGCTTCCCTATGTGGATGCAGGCCCACGTATCCTACCTAACGATCTGTACTTTGAGTACACGCAAGAGACTAAGCATCGCATTGCCATGATGGAGAATCTCAAGCGCAACTACATGCCACACTACGATCAGCTAGTGCTTGAAGATGTAGCGTATCGTAACAGTGGACACGCGGCAGGTAGGGCTCATGTGGATGACTATCCAACGGCATCCCAGTTCGATCAGTCTATGTCTATCGACATTAAGTTTCAGCCCATGCCTGACTCAAGGCACTTCCTGTTTGACTTAAGTGAGGAGGACTTGAAGTCGTTCGAGCAGTCAGAGCAAGAAGCAGCAGAAGCTATGAACATGGACACCATCGCTCGTATGCTCAAGCCACTGTCAGCACTCACTCAGCGCTTGCAGGAGTATCAGGGTCAGAAGGGTGAACGCTTCCACAATAGTCTTGTCGAGAACGTCATTGAAGGTTGTGACGTAGCGCTTAAGTTGGCAATCAATCCAACGCAAGAGTTAATCGATGAGATCAACATTCTCAAAGCAACAGCGACTGGCTGTCTCAATACAGTCGAAGTCATCAAAGGTTCAGCCAATGCTAGGCACGACGCCAAAGCTAAGCTCGAAGCAGTAGCCGCTCGCATGGCGGCATTTAACATCTAAGGAAAGGTTATGACAATGCGACCAACGCTCTATCAAGCATCTAGGATGCTAACAACTGCAGGTGTATCAGCAGAGATCAAGTTCGACCCAACGCAGATTACAAATCGTTTGCGTAAGTCTATTCAACGGCAAATAGAAAGCGGTGTGATTACTGGTGGCTATTCATCGCACGCATCGCGTCTTGCTAAGTATCTGTGTAAGCAGTTCGATTTGCGATATTCAGACAATAGTTGGTACGGTGTTCGTGTACCGACTGTGCCCGTCGAATACCGCGAGAAGTTTGTTGAGTTAATTCAAGCAGACCTTGCAGCTTACTTGCTAGACGGCGACCATCACAACGGCGGGCGATGGGATAAAGACAATGCCGAAGGTAGCATCAAGAAAATCAGAATGGGTATAGATGCTGATGTAAGAACGCACAGCAGTATGTTTCAGAAGAAGTTGCAAGCGCTTATTTTAGAAACGCGCACCCCCGAAGAGTTAGAGAAAGCTAATCAAGTAGCAGCAATGCTTGACGCAGGTATCCCAATCGTTATCAACCAGTACAACATCAAGGAGTAATCATGAAAGTAACTACCCTAGACAAGGCAAAGGTATCGCTCGTAACACAGCATCCTTTCTTTGCCTCTATCCTTATGAAGCGCCAGCTCATCGAGGATGAGACTATCCCAACAGCAGCAGTAGATCAGCGCAATCAAATCTACATCAACCCTACATGGTTCAACACACTATCTGTTGAAGAGGTTGTGTTCGTACTAGCACACGAGATCGGCCATGTGATCGGTCAGCATGCGACTCGTCGAGGTGCACGCACTCCTAAGAAGTGGAACATTGCAGGCGATGCTTGGATCAATGACATGCTCAAGGCAGCAGACATTGGCACACCCATCAAGGGATGCGTACAGATGGATGGCTCTAAGGATGAGACAGTCGATGAGATTTACAACAAGCTCCCCGATGATCCTAATGGTGATGGGCCCGGAGGTACAGGCGACGACATCATTGAGCGTGGCTCACCACTGACCCCAGAAGAAGCTACGCGCATCGATGCTGAGACTCGTGTCGAGATTGCACAAGCAGCACAGGCAGCTAAGGCTCAAGGCAAGATGCCCCCTGCATTGGCTAAGATCATTGCAGACCTCATCGATCCCGGAACACCATGGCACGAGATTCTCGAGCGTTACATGACAAGCTATGTACGTGGAGACTATTCATGGTCACGCCCTAACCGCAGGTTCGCTGACATTGCGTATCTCCCAAGCGCAGGCAAGGTAGCTGAGATGGGCGAGGTTGTCATCCAAGTTGACGTATCAGGCTCTATTAGTAAGACAGAGTTGGCTTATTACAACGGTCACATGGCTCGCATCATTGCGCAGTGCAACCCCGAGCGAGTACACGTCTTGTATGTTGACACTGGTGTATGCAAGCATGAAGTATTCGAGCAAGGCGAGGAAGTAGCACTAGAGTTCTACTCAGGCGGAGGCACTGACATGGAAGCAGGCTTCGAGTTCCTTGCCAAGGAGGGCATTGAGCCCGAGGTATTTGTCTGTCTGACAGATGGTTACACAGACTTTAATGTAGATAAAGCACCTAACTACCCTGTTTTGTGGTGTATTTCTAGTGACATTAACGCTCCTTACGGTGAAAATATCCATTTTTCACTGGAGTAATTATGGACGCAATGGATCAACTGAACAGTTTGCTTGACTCGTATCAAAACATTCTGAAGCTATGCTACGACGCCCTCGATGCAGGTGCATCACAACAAGAACGTGATGCACTTAGAAAATCAATAGAGGCTTTCGTATCAGAGAGCAACGATTAACCAAGGGGCGCAAGCCCCATTCTTTTCAACCACGGAGATTATTATGGCTACAGTAAACATTACAAAAGAGTTCAAAGAGCGAGTTGAATCTCGCATTCGCAAGATGCATCACAAAGAATTAGAAGCTGAGCTACCGCACCTCAACAAGCCACAACAGTTAGATGCTCACTACTTGTATCATTTCGGATGCTGGGGTAAGGATCATATGCACCTTGTGCATGAGATACCTAAGGATTGGTTAGGTAAGATTGACGATGTGCAGATCGTTATCAAGGGTGAGACTGATGAAGGTAAGAAGACTGCATGCACCATTAGGTTCACTGGTGTCAATGCGTATAAACGCCCTCGTGATAGTTACTACATGAAGTCAGAATCTGAGATCACTTATGATGACTTAGTGGCATTGCCTGATACGGTACTGGGCAGAGCCGAGGCGCTTCAAGCATGGGAGGAGAACAAGCAAGTTGTTGTACTCGATGCCAAATGGAAGAAAGTAGAGAGCGACATTCTTGAGTTCCTTGGCAAGTGTAAGACACTTAACGAAGCAGTTAGACTGTTTCCCACTGTACGGCTGTATGTCAATCGAGATGACTTAGAGCGTTTAGATCGTAAGGTCGAGCGCTTTACTGAGCGTAAGAAGATTGTGGAAGAGATGGCAACCGATGAACTAACCGCAGCCGCCATCGCTGCGAGACTTGCGGGGGCAATATGAAAGTAATGTCGAAAGCGTATCCATCCATTCCAGTCGGGCATCCCGATTACAAATGGACTTCACATGGCGACGTGCAAGCAGTATGGCGTAGGTTTGGATGGGTTCCGCCCTCTGAATCTATGACACCGCCACCACCTGAGAAGGTGTTGGAGTATGACCCTCCAAACAATTTATGGCGTATCAAGTAATCAGCACTCATCAACCAAGGAGCAACCAAGTGCCTACACTTCAATTAGAACTTAAGAAATTAGAAAACCTTTCGTTTGACGACGAAGGAAAGACTCAACCAAACGGAAGAAATATGCTACCTCATGCATTCAAACCAACCAACAATGTAAGTCGAGAAACATTCAACTACATCAAAGAACATCCCGGTGTGACACGCTCAGCAATGGGCGCAGCAATGGAGAAGAAAGGCTTTAAGAAAAGCTCTACTATTTCATTGGCAACACAGTTCATTAGGCAAGGCATGGTGCGTAGCGCTAACCATGGTTTGTTTGTAACACAAGACAGTTATTCACCGCTCAAAGCGACTAAGGCTAAGAAGCCAAGCAAAGATGTATTGCCCAAGCCGCAAAAGTCAGTCGCAAAGGTGACAGCATCTCCTGCGCAAACGATTTATATTAGTGGCGTGAACACACAATCAGCACAAGAACTATTGGCAAGTATGTCTATTGTTCAAGCGCGTAGCGTGTACGATGAACTTAAGAAAATCTTTGGGGCATAACGTGGTATGGCCATTTCCGCCATTCCCCAATCCAAAAGACAAGGGCAACCGAGTGCCCAAGTTCAACCCTGATAACCATGAGGACGCACCAGTATGAACAATATATTTTCTTTTCTGTTTAATATACGCAAAGAACGTGAATGGATCAGCCTAACCAAAGAAGAGATTTACCACTTGTGGGATACCAACTCAGAAAAGTTTGGCAATGTCGAGGAGTTTGGTAGAGCCGTCGAACGTGCTATACAGGAGAAGAACACATGACACTAATAGACAGAGCATGTTGGGAACGTGGCTGTGCTTGCCACGATGACAGAGACAAGTTTGATACTGTCGATGTTGTACAACGCAACGATGTACTGGAAGAAGTTGCTCGAGAGTTCGATGCCATGCGCATTGCGTTTGGTGATACAGCCGACAGCTTTGCGCGATATGTCAGGGACATGAAGATTGAAAAGTAACCACAACATTATTCGTGAGCTACTCAAACGACACCCCGATGGTTTGAAGTCAAGCGATATATCTAAGCTCACTGGCATAGACAATCGTTCTGTCAACAAATCATTGGAGAGTGTGTTTGGTGTGTACATCGATCGATGGGAGAAAGCAAGCTATCGAAATACGTTGGCAGCTATTTGGGTTGTCGTTGACGTACCCGAGAACTGTCCCAAACCTGAGAACACTGGAAGGAGATCGCGTGAACGGCTTTGTGAAACGACAGCTTGATATTGGAAGTAGACAACCAATCCATCAATTACAACTTTGTAATAAATGCGAAGAGAAAAGACCGCCCGAAGGCGGCATACAAATGAGCCAAAGCAAATGGTATTGCGCCTCATGCTGGGCAAAAAAAGTAACAGTTAGAAATCTTAAATAACCACACAGGACAAGTCATGGAAGACCCAAACATCATGCAAGTAGGCGGTACACACTACGTATCTATGGCAGTACAGCCATGGGAAGTCATGGAAGCAGTCATGACTCGTGAAGAATTTATCGGGTTTCTCAAGGGCAACATCATCAAATACTCAATGCGCCAAGGCAAGAAAGAAGATAGCGATGACGTTGGTAAATTACAACACTACATGGCTAAACTAAAACAGGTGCAGTCATGGGAGTTCTAAGCAGCATGCTGCATGCGATTACAACAGTTACCAACCCTGCTCAACAATCAAGTGTGATGCGTGATTACATGGAAAAGCCACGCATGAAGAACAAGACTATCTTCAGTGGCAGGATTGAAGTACAGCAAGTATGTAACGGTTACATCGTACACATTGCATCCCGAGAGGGCTACGAGTTTGACTCGCACATAGCTGCCAACATCAAGGAAGTCAACGAGTTAATTTCAACAGCGATTGTTGCGTTTCAGTTGGAGGGTAAATGAAACCAATTTACTTGGACTTTGAGACGTACTGGGATACAACCCACACGCTCTCGCGCATGTCTCCAACAGAGTACATACAACATCCTGATACAGAAATCATTTCGGTATCTATCAAGGAAGGCGATGAGCCTACATACGTATTGTTTGGCGAGGACAACATACGCACCCACATGCAGGCAATGGACTGGTCAGATGCAATGGCAATCGGCCACAACATGTCCGGCTTTGACTCAATGATCTTAGCTTGGCGACTAGGGATAAACCCTAAGATGTACGGATGTACAGCAGCCATGGCAAGGTCGCAGTATTCCAAAACGTCAGTGTTCTTTGGCGGTAAATCCCTTACAGGTGTATCGCTTAAGAAGCTAGCGTATGAGTTTGGTGTAGGCGCAAAGTTAGACCTCGAAGCTACTAATACTAAGGGTAAACACCTAGCTAACTTTAGCGAAGATGAGATCGCCTCGATGGAGGAATACAACAAGGTAGACACTGACCTGTGCGCTAAGTTGTTCAAGAAGCTAGCCAAAGGCTTCCCTAAACAGGAGTTGGTTTTGATAGACATGACTACACGCATGCTTGTCGAGCCGAAACTGTTACTGGACGCCCCGAAGGTGCATCAAGCGCTTAAGCTTGTAAAGGAAGAGAAGCGCGATTCATTGCTTCAGTTAGCCAAAGCCTTGGATATTGGCACGTTTGTAGCTAACCGACTAAACGGCACTAGCATCGAGGAGACTGTACGTACTGAGTTAGCGTCAGCCGCCAAGTTTGGTGCGTTGCTTGAGAAGCTTGGTGTGCCAGTACCCATGAAGGTATCGCCTAGCAACCCTGCCAAGATGACACCCGCACTGGCTAAAACAGACGAGGCATTTATAGCCTTACAAACGCACAAGAACCCGCTTGTAGCCGCCGCTGCAATGGCTAGGCTAGAAGTTAAGTCTACCCTGTTAGAAACGCGCTTAGAGGCTTTCTTGCAGACCGCAGCGGTATGTGGAGGCAAGATACCTGTACCTCTTAAATACGCCGGCGCAGACACAACTGGGCGTTGGTCAGGTGAGCAGTACAACATGCAGAATTTACCTCGCATTGGTGCGTCACCTAAGCCCTCAGATGCCTTGCGTATGTCGTTACTCGCCCCTCCCGGGCACAAGGTGATCGTGTCTGACCTATCCGGCATTGAGTTGCGGGTCAACATGTTCTTGTGGAAAGTCCCGTATGCGATGGCATTGTTTGAGGCAAGCCCTGACAAAGCTGATCTTTACAGGTACTTTGCTGCCCATAATCTGTACAACATCGATGAGATACAAGTCACCAAGACCCAGCGTCAAGTGGGTAAAGTTGCTCACCTCGGCCTAGGTTTTGGAGCTGGGGGTGCTACGTTCCAAAAGGTTGCCAAGCTCATGGGTGGCGTGGACATGAGCCTAGATGAAGCAACAAAGGTGGTAGACGCTTACCGTTCAGCCCATGCAGAAATTGCTACAGGGTGGAAAACGTTTCAAAATAAACTTACCAACATCAAGCAAGGCGTGGAGTCGGCCATTGACCCGTGGGGTATGTGCGTTACCGAACAAAACGCAGTGCGCCTACCATCGGGCCGTCGCATCTACTACCCCGATCTCAAACAAGAACGTGATGACAACGGCAAAATGGAATGGTGGTACGGCAATGGTCGCACTCGGGCTCGTATTTACGCAGGGAAAGGTGTAGAGAATATAGTTCAAGCCCTTGCACGCGACGTCATTGCAGAGCACGCAGTTAAGTTCTTTAAGGCTACTGGGATGCGGCCAGCACTCACTGTGCATGACGAGCTTGTGTACGTAGTTCCGGAAGATTCTGCCGAGCAATCCTTAGAACAATTACAAGCCATCATGCGTCAAGGTGTGTCATGGTGGCCCGAGTTGATAACATGGTCTGAAGGTGATATTGCAAGCTGTTATGGCGAAGCAAAATAGTGTTGACTAGTCGTAGAAACCTGCTAAAGTGGGGGCTAACAACCACGAGCCTCCAAGCGACAAATGACGCATTGGGGGCCAAAACCTATGGAGCAAGCATGGCCAACCCAGCTTGGACTTATTCGCAATTAGACACGTTTGAAACGTGCCCGAAGAAGTTCTATCACCTTAAAGTAGTCCGCGATATTGTCGAGCCCCCAACCATTTACACTGAGTGGGGAACCAAGGTACACACAGCGTTTGAGAACTTCATCTTGAACGGTGAGTTACTGCCTGAAGGCATGACGCAGTGGCAACCATTAGCAAACCGATTAGCCGCACTCAAAGGCGAGAAGTTTCCTGAAAGACAGTACGCTGTAGACAGAGACTTTACACCTTGCGATTGGGATAAAGCATGGACACGAGGCATTGCTGACCTGGTTGTTATTCAAGGCGCAAACGCTGCTGTCATGGATTACAAAACAGGCAAACGCAAACCAACAGAACAATTAGATTTGTATGCTGCGTATGTGTTTCACCATCACCCCGAAGTGCAGAAAGTAACGACTGGCTTTGTGTGGTTGAAAGATAAAAAGATTGACTGGCAAGTACGTGAACGTGCTGACCTTGCAACCATATGGCAAGACCTACTGCCACGAGTGCGCAAACTCGAATCGGCCTACGAGCGTGATTCATGGCCAGCCAAAACATCAGGACTGTGCAAGGCGTGGTGTCCTGTTACGTCGTGTGACTTCAACGGAAGAAAATCATGACACCCGAAGGCAAGGTAAAAGATGCAGTGCGCAAAGCCTTAAAAGCGCGTACTATTTGGTTCTACCAGCCTATGCAGAACGGCATGGGGCAAGTGGGTATACCGGACTTTATCTGTTGTTGGAACGGAAGGTTTATCGGTATCGAAACTAAAGCCCCCGGAAAGCGCAAAGACACGACTGCCAATCAAGACAGAGTGTTAGCAGAGATCGTTAGTCATGGTGGTCAAACTATTGTGGTTGACGACATAAATCAACTGCATGATTTTTTAGAAAACATTGCATGGAGAGCATGATGGTTACATCAACTAAACAGAAACTTGAATACCAAAAAGCATACAACGCACGCCCTGAAGAAGTGGCCAAGCGAGTGAAGAATAACGCTGCACGCCGTGAAGCTATGAAGGATGGCAAAGCGCGTGTCGGTGATGGTAAAGATGTTGCACACAAGAAGTCATTAGAAAATGGTGGCGGTAATGGTAAAGGTAATACCGCTGTGCAAGCTCGAGCAACCAACAGAGGATGGAGGAAGGGAAGCGGCTCTTACAACCCCGATAAGTAATGCAAATACATAAAGAAAAAAAAGCGGTTATCTTCCGCTTAAAAAACCCAAGTCGGATAACAACAGTAATACCGACAGCTATCGAAGTAGACCACAAAGGACAACGGCTTGTAGCCGTTCCACACCGCCCCGACGAAACTCGGGTGTTACGAAACTTAGGCTTTGAAGTCCCTGACCCAATGCCTATGCACTATGCGTTTCCAAAAGTAAGTGGGCGACACAATCCATTTGCTGCGCAGATCGAAACTGCATCTTTTTTATCCATGCACAGTAGGGCGTTTTGTCTTAACGGTATGGGCACTGGCAAGACCAACAGCGCACTGTGGGCGTATGACTACATGCGTCGCACAAAGATCGTTAACAAAGTTCTTGTCGTGTGTCCGCTATCAACAATGGAGCGCACATGGGCAGATTCAGTCTTTAATACATTCTCACATCTCGATGCAGTAGTCTTGCATGGAACAAGAGAGAAACGAATTAAGTTACTCAAAGAAGATGTGCACATCTACATCATCAACATTGACGGCCTTGCCACGATCAAAGATGAATTAGCAAAGCGACCGGACATTGATTTGATTGTTGTGGATGAGTTAGCACTTGCGCGTAACTCCAGCACTGATAGATGGAAAACGCTCAACACAATTTGCAACAAACAAAGTAGTCGCCGTGTGTGGGGTATGACAGGTTCACCTACACCCAATGCACCTACAGATGCGTGGGCTCAATGCAAACTTATTACGCCTGATAACACCAGTGTGCCTAAATACTTTGGTGCGTTTCGTGATCGTGTAATGCGCCAGTTGACACAGTTCAAATGGATATCAAGACCCGAAGCAAACGATGTGATCTATCAGATGATGCAGCCTGCAATTCGGTTCTCACTTGACGACTGCACTGACTTGCCTGAACAGATATTTATGACTCGCGAAGTTGAGATGACTGTAGAGCAGAAGAAAGCTTACAAAGACATGTTGTCTAAACTTGCAACTGAGTACGCTGGCGGTCAGATTCTTGCTGTGAATGAAGCTGTAAAAGCAAACAAACTAATTCAAATTGGCTGCGGTGTCGCATACGGGACAGATGGGGTGGAGGTAGTCCTACCATCTAAGCCTAGAATGGATGTCCTCAAAGAAATCATTGAAGAATCTGAAGGTAAAGTAATTGTGTTTGTGCCGTTGACTGGCGCTCTTGAACACGTAGCCACAGAGCTGCGCAAGGACTGGTCTGTAGAAATTGTGCACGGCGAGACTAGCAAAAACCAACGAGATCAGATATTTTCTGACTTCCAACGAGGGTTAGACCCGAGAGTATTAGTAGCAAATGCAGCTACCATGTCACACGGACTAACGCTAACAGCGGCAACTACCATCGTATGGTACGCACCGGTGCATAGCAATGAGATTTACGAACAGGCTTGTGCTAGGGTTAGACGCCCCGGCCAGACTAAAACTACTGTGATTGTGCATATCGCAGGCTCAGACGTCGAAAGACGTGTGTACAAGAGGCTGCAAGACAAGCAGTCCATGCAGGGTTTATTGCTTGACATGATGAAAGAACAACCGGAATAGGAGGCGTTATCGACTACCAAATCTTTACCCCAATCAACCACAAATTAGGATACAAAAATGAAACTCTCAGAAGCTGTAAGCATCTACATCAAGATGCGAGATAAAAAAGCACAAATGAAAGCAGAGTTTGATGCCAGTGTTGCTCCTCTCAATGAGAAGATGGAAAAGCTAGAAGCCAAGCTACTAGATGTTTTCAACAAGACCGGTATTGATTCTGTCAAAACAGAATTTGGAACTGCGTATACCACAACTAGAGTCACTGCCAGCGTAGCAGACCGAGAAATATTTATGACTCACGTCAGAGAAAATGACGACTGGGCGCTTTTAGAAGTACGCGCTTCCAAAACAGCGGTAGAACAATACCGCGAAACCAACAACGACCTACCCCCGGGCGTATCTACTCGTGAAGAACGTGTAGTCAACGTGCGCCGTTCGTCGTAAACTCTTTCCCCCAACCACTGAAAAATTATGAACATCATTCCATTTGACTCCGGCTCCAACCTGCCATCATTCTTGAAAAAAGTTGACATCGCAGCTCTGAACTCTGACTTGACTGCTCATGCAGGCGGTGGGTTCCCAGTGATCTCCATCAAAGGCAAAGTGTTTGCAGTCGTTCGCGACGGTGAGCGTGAGTTGCAGATGAACCCTAAAGACCCTGACAGCGCAGCTACCAGCCTGAACGTGGTGTTGTTAAAAGCCAACAAAGGTACAAGCAAGGTGTTTTATCTCAAGGGCTACGACAAAGACACAAGCGAAGGTCAGAAGCCTGATTGCTATTCAAGCGATGGCATTGAGCCGGCAGCAGACGCACAGAACAAACAAGCCAAGAAGTGCGCAACTTGTGCCCACAATCAGTGGGGCTCTCGTATCAGCGAGCGCGGTGCAACCAAGGGCAAGGCATGTTCCGATACCGTTCGTATGGCCGTAGCGCCAGCCGGTCAGATTAATGACGCGATGCTGTTGCGTGTACCTCCTGCTTCCATCAAGGCACTGGGTGAGTACGGTCAGATGTTGGCTAAGCGCGGTGTAGGGTACAGCATGGTTGTTACCAAGGTAGGCTTTGACTTGCAAGCAGAATCACCCAAGCTGACATTCAGCGCCGTTGGTTTACTAGACGACGAGGGCTTTGCTGAAGTCCAAGAGATCGCTAAATCAGATATTGTTGCAACCATCTTGGGCGCTAACCCCGTAGCAGTAGAGTTTGTTGCAGAAGCAATCGAGGCACCTCCAGTTGCTAAAGCAGAGGCTCCCGAGCCAAAGCCCGAAGCTAAAGCTAAGCCAGCCGCCAAAGCCAAACCTGCCCCTGTTGAAGAAGAGTTAGAACTCGACCTCGACGGCATTAGTTTTGACGACTAAATAGCTCCACCCCCAAGGGAGCCCCTTCGGGGGCTTCTTCTGTTTCACTGGAGTAGTCATGAGTTGCATATTTACAACAGCTGGAGATCACAATGGATACCCTTGAGTTCCTCCGCACAATCCTGCCCGAATACGGCATACATTACTTGACGCTCTTTACCAAAGAGGTCAATCCAAAGACGAACAAGCCGTACACCTACCACAAGTACTACCTAAGCTTGGAGGAGATGGCTGACGCTATACCTTACTGGGAAAACAATCCCAAGTTTGTGGCAACCTACCATGCATGCGCATCGTATCTAAAGCCATTCATTGAAGTTGAGAAAGACGGGGAGACCCGCAAGAAATATCGCGTTGAAGAAAACTGGGATCGCGCCAAATCTTTTTGGATTGACATTGATTGTGGGCAAAAGAAACACGATGCAGGGCAGGGCTACTTGACGCAGATGGATGGCGTAAAAGCTATTGCAATCTTTGCTAAGAAGGTAGGTTTACCCCGCCCCATGATTGTGGACTCGGGCAATGGCGTCCATGCTTACTGGCCTCTGACCAAAGATATTAGCCACACAAAGTGGGTCATGGTTGCTAAGTGGTTGAAGTCATGCCTTGCGCACGAGAATGTCCTTGCAGATTCGTCACGAACTGCTGACTTTGCAAGCATCTTACGCCCTGTCGGGTCAGCAAACCGTAAGGGTGAACCCAAGCCAATCAAAGTTAGATCAACGTGCGAGCCTATCGAGCCCGGGGCATTTGCACTAGCACTTCAAACCTTCGTGGCAGACAATGACGTTAAGCTCATTAAAGAGTCCGTCAAACGCGCCTACAACACTGACTTGAACTCTGACTTAACGGGTCACCTTACCCAGTATCCTGACGTGCCTGTAGATGCCAACGAGATGGCCAGTAAATGCCTTCAGGTAGGCGCTATGCGGGATTCTAAAGGGGATGTAGGGTACGAGCCTTGGCGTGGCGTTATCGGTCTTTTAAAGCACTGCGAAGATGGTGAGAAGTTATCCGAAGAGTGGAGCGCCGAACGTGAAGCAACAGGCCATGACCAGATAGACTGGCAAAACAAGTACGACACATGGGAAGCCGGCCCTACAACCTGCTCATTTTTTGAGCAGCATAACTGCAATGGTTGCACTGGCTGCGAGTTTAAAGGCAAGATCAATACGCCCCTAGTCCTTGGTAGGGTAATCCCTATAGTAGAAGAATCAACTGCGGAAATCGTAACTGATGAAGGTGTAGTTCAAGAAGCCGCCATACCAGCGCTGCCCTATGGCTACATATGGGATGGTAAGTTACTAAGTCGCTTGATTCAAGACAAGGAAGGTGTATTACAGCCTCTGCCTTTCTGTGAGAACCTGTTCTATCCAACAAGCCGTATCCGCAGCGAAGATGGCACATTCAAGTACGGCATTAGATTCCATCTACCTGACAAACGCATTCGGGACTTTGACATCTTGGGAGAATCTGTTGCCTCATCAACCGATTTGCTACGCGCACTAGCTCGATACGAACTAACAAAGAGTAACCACAAAAATGCAGGGGATCACATGTCTGCTTATTTGCTAGACCAATTGCAGGCGCTAAAGCGAAGAATCACTGAAACCAATACCCTCACAGCATTTGGTTGGCGAGATGAACACAAAGCCTTTTTGCTTGGTGACAAGCTGTACACCAAGGGTGCAGAACCTAGCGAAGTGCTGATTGGCGGCAACGCCAAAGAACGAGCAAGTACGTTTACGGCCAACAAGGGATCGCTAGAAAGCTACGCTGAAGCCCTAAACTTTTTGTATAACCGAGAAGGCGCTGTCCACTGGCAGTACACCATCTGTGCAGGCTGGGGCTCTTTACTGGCGCACCACTGCGAAGACTTGTACAAAGGTTTGATCTTGGCATTGCAAGGCGGAGATACTGCCCGAGGCAAAACAACTGTCTGCCATGCAGCACTTGCTGCGTTTGGTAATCCTGCAAAGATGACACTGAACTCCAAGGATGGTTTTACAACAAACGCACTGTGGGCAACCCTTGGTGTATTTAACAATATCCCTGTGTTGGTGGACGAGTTGACCGGTGTAGACCCTGCCACTTTTAGTGATGTAGCGTATGGCGTATCGAATGGCCAAGACAAGATTCGCATGACCTCCAAAGGCGGTAATGTAGTTTTTGCCAAGTCATCTGAATGGCGGCTTAATGTTTATGTAACTGGCAACAAAGACTTCCATGGATTGCTTGCGGCCAACCAAGCCAACTCGCAAGCTGAAGCTGTTCGTCTCATTCAAGTTAACGTAGACCGCTACCCCCCGCTTGTATTAACGGATCGCTCTGAATACCCCGAAGGCAAAGAGGGCGACGACGCTTGGAACGCAGCATCAGCTATTGTGGCGGCGGAGAACATTAAGCAGATGACGCAGAACAGTGGTCATGCTGGTGCGGCCATCATCAAGTACATGCTAGACAACGAGGCAACAGTAACTAAAGCCATGGAAGAGTTTTTGGCTAGGTTTACTCAAATCCTGCCAAGTCCCAAGTATCGGTTTTACCGTGCTCACAGTGCATGCACGATGGTTATTGCTCAGATAGCAAAGAAGCTCGGCATCATCGAGTTTGATCTTCAAGAACTGTATGCATTTACAGTGAAGTTGATTGTTGAATTATCTGAGTCAGTCATGGAAACAAATACCATTTCTGCAGAAGATGCATTTCACCGCATGGTCAGTCACCTTGGCCCTCGTATCATTGTTACCAGTGAATACCGAGACAAGCGCGATGGCAGGGGCCCGGAGTCCCCACGTACTCGTGTAATGGGAGATGTGGCAGGGCGGTATGTTCTCGGGTCAAACAGCCATAAAGATCAGGCCGGACACTTGATGTTGTCGCAGAAAGAAGTCCGCGACTGGTGCATGAAGAACCGCATTGACTTCCATGCAATGATGACGACCTTACAAAAAGAGGGCGCATTGCTTAAGCAGGGTGAGAAGTTTACCCTGACTCGGGGAACTGACTATCCCATCGTGCAACAACGATGCATTTTTGTGGATACGCTCAAGCTCGACAAAGACTCAATAGCCCCTGCGCTGACATTAGTTTCTAATCAGTTTGACGGAGAGGCTGTTGGAGATGTATGATTACCACGCTGGTTGCCATGACTAGCTCCTTTCGTGGTTGAAAGATCCCCCCTCGGCGTAACAACCGAGGGGTTTTTTTATTTGCTCTTAGCCTTCATGCATTTACCCATTGCAGAGCATTTAGCTTTGTTTGGGCAACCCGCACAGGGCTTAAAAGGCGCAGCTTTTTTACCAGCTTTTGCAGTAGCTTTAGGCATCATCATTTTTCCGTACATAATATTCTCCAATAAAAAAAGTTAACGGTACTTCGCGGTTTTTGCAGCAATCTTTTTTGGTTGAGCTACAAACTGTTTCCCCTGAGCTTTGCCAGCGCGTTTTGCACGCGTTGTCGCAGCGTATTCAGCAGGGCTAAGACTTTTAATTGCAGACTCAGGTAAATACCTTTCGCCCGTATCAGATGATTTTTTACCACTTTTGGTTCTCCATTTTTGGTCACCCCAGTCTTTCAGGGATTGTTGAGGGGCTTTCAATCTCTGTACCCCCCGCCTGCGGCTTTGTATTTCTTGGCTACAAGTTGTGCTTTACGAGCAGACCATTGGCCTGCACCAGTCCCTTGGGTAGCAGCAGACTTTACCTGCGACACAATTCGTTTGCGCAACTCAGGTTTAGTATAGTTGCCCGCAGCGTTTACTTTAGACTTGGTAGCCATGTTAGCAATTCCATGCGCGCAATGATTTATTGATCCGCGAGTTCGGGTCTTTGGCCGTCTTCTCGCTTGTTAGTTTCTTCTTCATGCCCTCCATGCGGGCACAGAAAGAGTCTCGGCGTGGGCCGCCCTCTGGCTGTGGAGCCTTGAGTCCCGGTTTGCCCGGATTGGCTGCATTGTAAGAGGCTCGGCCTTTGGCGTTCAAGCCGCCCTTCTCGGACTTCCCCTCTTTGCGTTGCCATGCTGGTGACTTAGCCATACTATTCTCCTGCGATTTCTTCAGCTAGTTTACGGGTTCCTTTAGTGTACTGTACACCACCAACTGTCATTTTTTCACGTTTTTTCTGCTCAGCTGGAGCTCTAAGTAACTCAGACAAAGGCGTTGTGTTTACGCCGTTTTCTCGTTTAACCGCTTGCAGTTTCTGCCAAGCGGCCCGCGCTTCCCCTTGGGCTTCAGAATCACCAGCACGAGCTGCCTTGACATAATCATTTTTGATTTTTGTTGTGCGCTCAGTAAAGTTCTGAGTTGTTTCTTTCATCAGAGTTTGGCGTTCGTAAGTGACAGTTTGTTTAACTGGTTGAACCCCAATAGCTTGGAATAGTGTATCCATAGCTGATACTTCGTCAGGCGGCAAGATAATATCACCGTTACGGCGAGTCATCCCCTCATTGGCAATACGGTACGCTTTCATAGCATCAGACACGCCCTTAGGCATTGTTTGTTCTAAGCCGCGATGCCAATCACCACTCATCATCAAACCCAAACCATCAATCATTCTTGAGACCATGCCAAGAGAAGCGCCGCCAATTAGCGTACCAAAAGCTTCGGCTCTACCGGCAGTTGTACTTAAGTCAGCCTGACTAAACGGCATGATAGACAGCATGTTGCCCGCACCAACCTTGCCGGAAATATCAGCACCTACCAGTGTAGGAGCTCCGCGCAAAATTAAGTTTGCAACTTGTTCGTCACCAATGGCTTTGCGAATTTCGTTGGTAATGTCATATGGTTCGTCTTCGTCACCAAGTAGAGCGTTAATTGCCCATGCTATAGCTGCGTAACCCGGCATGCCCATAGCTCCTGCAAGCAAACCTGTGTGGCCTAGCGAATAAGCTAAAGTCTTCAAAGCCGCAGCGCGATCAGCACCCTGCAAAGCGTCTTTAATTAGTTTGGCGTAGAACGATAACTGAATTAATTGAAACTTGCGGAATTGCAATGCTACTTTACCCACGCCAGTGTTAAACGCACGAGGGGCATTGAAGCTGGTGTAGTCACCGTGCGTCTCTGTCAGGATGCGGTCAGCGTAGTTAATAGCATCTTGTTTGTTACCAGTTTTAGCTAGTTCTAAACGATACGCAGCCATGGCAGTAGACAAGCGGTTGATAGATTCAACTTTTTGTACGGCTAAACGCAGAGCTTTATCAGCAGCGCTAATCTTGCCAGCGAAGTATCCGTCACCTTCGACTTTAAATTCACCCATCTCGGTATCTAAACCGATATCAATCTTGCCACGGTTGACCAATTCTTTAATGGCATCGCGCACATCAGCTGGCACTTTGTTAAAGTCAAACTGTTGTTTTAGCAACTTGGCAGACTTCATTACTCCACCAAGTTCGGTGTAAGCTTTAAATAATGCTGTCGATGCTTGGCTGTAGTTATGCTTGCCGGCCATTGCGGGAACCGACATCATCCATGGCTGTGTCAAGTTCTGTAAGTAATACGCAGGGCTAGTCGCCAAGAAGTACAAGGACGACATGCGAGTCAACTTGTTTAACCATGGGCGCTCAACATAATCCAAAGACTGGACATAACGCTTAGCCAATTCATTAAAGATTTCTGACTTGCGTTCGCGGTCGCCTTTTTTGACTTGGTTGCGCATCTCTTGCAATGCGTCTTGAACTTGTGGGTTGTACTTAATAGACGCCATAAAGTTGGCATCAGCACGACCCTGCTGGGCAAACGAGCGAATCATGTCCACTTCACCAGCCACGCCACGACGACGCATCTCAGATTTGCGAGCACTACCCTCTGCCAACGCCTCCAAGTACATCTGACTAATTAGGCTTAGCATCTTAGACGAAGATTTATCGCCATCCTTGGCTTGCGCATCAACACGCGAACGCATCTTAGTCAGTTCACGCAAAGCAGAGTGGCCGCTAAACATCTCGTCAATAACGGTATCGCGCTCGGCAATCTGCACGTCGTCAAAGAAACCTTGGTCGTTTAAGTCCTGTTGGAGAGTGCGTGCCTCCCACTTGCCGTCTGTAAAGCTGACGTGGTAGTGGTCACTATTGCTTTCCAACTCAGCAATTTTCTTTTTGTCGTTTGCAGCTTCGGCATCCAAGTATTCTTTAGACTTGGCAATAACTACATGGCTACCATTGCGTTTGATTGGAGCGTAAGGAATACCGTCACGAATCTTGAACAAAGTTTGGAAACGTTTGAGGGTAGCTTCTTTTTCTTTTGTCAGTTTAACTTCATTGGCTGTATCGCCGTCGGCCTTAGCAGCAGCAATCATGGCGTCATACTCACTGTTGGTTGAATCCAACACAAGTTTCTTTTTCTTAGCCAACATGTCACTGCCATGGGCAAAGACAGCTTCTACATATGCTTGTGATTCTGGAGCCAACGCATCAAAGCGTGCTCCCATGTCATCATTGCGGTACTTGCCGTAACCCCACTTGCCTTCGCGTGTAGAGTCAAACAAGAAACGGTTTACGCTTTCATCGCCAGTGCCACGGTCTTTTTCAGGGACAAGGGCATACATGTCAGAGATTTTCTCAACGGCAATCTCATTTTCGCGGGCTTCGGATTTGCTTTTGCCAACTAAGTCCACAAACTTTTTAGCAGAACTAACGCCTGACTTAGTAGCACGGTCAACCAAATCGCTGGTAAAGACAACGTAGTCTAAGCCTTTATTGACTGCATCACCGATAGCACCCAAAGACAAACGCGCAGGTTGCTGTGCAGCTCTAGGCAACTTGGCAATGTTGCGTTGGATAGTTCCTTGGTTTGGCGCATTTACACCAAACTTTATGCGTTGTTTATCGGCAGCTGTTTGAGAACCAACACGTTGGATGTTCTTTTCATTAAAGATAACAAAATTGCGCGTGCGATTTGTTGTGTTAGTAATATACCCCCGCTCTTTCATAGCAAAGCTAACGTCTTTAACGCTAGGTATTGTGAAGTGCGTTCTTTCACGTTCGCCGCGACGAGGATTTCCGTCGTTATCAACAGCAATGACTGTAATCAGTTCTTTGGCAGGGTCAAAACGAATGACTTTATCGGGGCCGCCATACCCTTGCACAATTGCTCCGGGGGTAAAGTACGCTTGCAAAATACCGGCGCGGCTTTTTATTACTTTGCCATTTTTACTAAAAGTGATATTGTCTAAAGTATTGTCTCGGCTTTCAGCGTCGAGATATCGAATACCTTGAATGCCTTTGGATTCTAAATATTTAGAGGCTTTTTCTTTGACGGCCATTCTTACTTCTGGGCTTGCGTCTTTCCACGGCCCAGTGCCTTTAGACTCGTTCCAAAAACGAGCAACTAAATATTTGTAAATATCTTCGCCAGTTTTAATGCGGATATTAGCGCCTTTATTGTCGTTCAGGTCTTTAATAGTAGCAGCTTCGCCTTTAACAAAGTCCCGAACAATTTCTGGTTGGTACGCAAAAGGCGAATCCCAGTTAATCATTTCATCGTTAGACACCGCCATGTCTACGCGCATTAAGTTGCCGGCTGGGCCACCAATTCGGACAGTTTTCTTTTCCCCTGTTGGCGAAACTAATTTAATATAGTCCAATCCGGCTTCAAGGAAACGGCGCGCTAAATAGCCGGGCGTCGCAAACTCAGCCGGATTCATATAAACTGCTTCTGCTAAGTCCTTAGCTACTTTTATTTGCGAGCCAGCGTAAGCAATTTCTTCTCTGTCTACTGGGTGCAAAACTGATTCGGCAAAACGCCATCCGACGTATTGTTTAAGTGTATTTTCAACAGTAGATGTTTCTTTACGCTTAACGTCATTCCACCAATAACCTTTACCAATACCAACAGCTTGAGCAATATAACTGCCCCAACCGTACGCTTGAGCGCCTTCGCCCGAACTCATAAACTCATGGTTAAACCGGCGAAACGTGGCAGCAGTGCCGTGCCAAGAACCGTTCATCTCTAAACGAGCAGCGCCAAACGCCAAGTTGACAACGTCTTGTGCTTTTAGATTTTCTGGCTTAAAGCCAAGTTTGCGCACTGCAACTTTAAATGCAGCCCACAATGTACGGAACCAAGCCATCAACGGGCCAGATTCTTTACCTGCTGCTGTTGGGTCAACGCCGGCAAGCATGGCTTCTTCAATAAAATACGCAAGCAGTTCTTCACGTTCGTCGGCAGTAGGTGTTTTTGCGTAACCAACACGGGCTTTAGCTTTAGCTGCTAGTTGAGCTTCAAGAGAATCTCTGTTTGAGCCAGCCCACGTCGCAATTTGATCAACTAATCTGTCGTAGACCGCAGTAGGCAACAAGTTTTCTAAACCAAGGTGAGCTCCAACCTCGTGCATAAATTTAGCACGGCCTTGACCTTGTTGAATGCGGTTGGCAATAAGATAAGCAACTCCGCCTTGAGCAACACCGTAAGCACCTTTAGCTTGAATAGCTTCACCAAGAGCTTGGACTTCAGGCGTACCTGAATTTAACAAATCATCAATACTGTCAACAATAACTAATTTGCGGTCTGTAATGTCAGCGCGAATAAAGTTTTTAATTTCAGCGGCTAGTCCAACAGCTGTATAAGGTTGGTTTGCCACACGGTCTTTACCGAACTGAATGTCTTTAAACTCTGCTGGAATGTTTGCATTTTTGAGCATGTACTCAGGGGCGTAACGCAAAATGTTTTCCGCAGTTAATTTAGCGCGAGAGTCATATTCACTCATGGCTGCAAGACCGCTAAAATCACTATAAGGCTGTCCGGGATACGACAAAGCCGAAGACAGCATCCGCAAAACTGAATCTCTAATTGTTAGATTAGTCACAATACGTTTCATCAGTGACGTATCATTGTTAGCCAACGCTTGGATAGCGTCATTCTCAACTCGGGACAGAGGGGCTTGCTCCGAATAAACTCGTTGCGCATCTTCTAAAGCTTCAATTGCTTCTGATCTTATTTGTCGCGGGCCTTGGTTTTGCAACATATTTTCTTGCGCTTCAGGTCTACCTTTGTACGCATCCCACAATCCTTGGCTTACCAAGTCGTACGTTTTGGTAACTTTGCCATCAATAACCAAATCAAGAGTGCGGCCATTGTTTACAAGCTTTGGTGCTTGTACTGTGGGTAAGTCTTTACCAAACAGCATGTTCTCTTCTTTGCCCACGACAGAAGCAGCTGCAACGCCTTTAGCTCCTTGGCCACCTTCGGTGCGGGTCTCTGTACGAGTCTCGGCAGCAAACATCTGAGCTGCTTGCTCTTGGGCATCTGGCACAACAAACACCATACCGCCATCAAGATTGGCAATGTTGGGAGCAATCTCGTTGATAAACGTATCATGCTTGGTATTGATACAGCCGTAGCTAACTCGGTTGTCTGCTGCGGTAGGCGTATCTAATCGACCTAAACGGTTTTCAGAAGGTGTGCTGGTGTCTGCAGCGTGAATGGCAATGTAGCCTGTGTAATCTTTTGACTCAACCAAGATGAGCTCTTGGCCGCCAGCGTACGTGGATGCTCTAGCTTTGAGAGTAAATTTACCGGCAGGAGTAACTTTTGCTCCGCCTTCAAGCGAGGAAACCGCTGCAAGAACGTCGCCGGTATCTTTGCCGTACAGCGTTGGATCGGACAATGCGTGTGAGCCGTCTTCTTTAAAGATGTGCAACATGCCGTTAGGCTTGTCAGCAACCATGAACCACTTACCAGACTTCATTGCAACGGGAGCCATGGCTTCGTAAACTGCTTGTGCAGTAGGCGACATTTGGGCTTTGGCTACAGCGGGTACTGCTTGGGTTACTTCAATGGTCTGCTCAAACGTCTTAGCAACATTTAAAGTGAATGCATCTTTGGTAATGTTCGGGTTGAACACAATACCCATGGCAAGGACGCCTTCGGCCATCGCTTTAATAATGCTGCGAATAGCACCGGCAACGGCTTCTGCACCTTGCGTAACGTACTTTGTAATGTCAGCTTGGACTTTTTCCAAGAACTCGGCACTGCCACGTTTAGCGCCATAGTGCTGTTCAAGGCGTTCAACTTGGGGTGCAGGCAAAGCAGCTACTTGTGTAGTGACTTGCTCATCAATAATCCGAGTCTCACCTTCAATGGTGATTGGCTCTTTAGTCAGCAACTGCTGCAAGCCCATCTCTTTGGCAACCACAGGTTTGCCATTGGTACGAACAGCCAAGTCGGTCAGGTAGTCCTGCTCTAACTTGGTTAACTGCTCGTAGGGTACTAACCCGGGAGTCTTAGCAACAAGGTTATTCCACAGGACTTGACCTTTATTTACTTGCTCTTTGGCTTGACCTTGGACGGTGACTTGGCCTTTGCTGGCAGGTTTTTCGGTACGCCGTACTTGGCCGCCCACTCCTTTGCCAGCTTCGGTTTTTGGCTGAACAGGTACGACTGCTGTGCTTGTGACTTGAACGGCATCTGGTTCTCCTACAGGTTTAACGGTTTCCGCGACAGCTTCGTCAGCCTCATCCTTTTTAGATTTGCGACCAGCATTAGCTCTAACTTCTGCTTGAGCGCGTTTTTCAACGGCGCGAACTTTAACAAGTTGTTCAGCCAGCTTTTCGTTGAGTTCTTTAAGAACAGCTTCGTCAGTCTCAGCAGCCAGAGCTTCCAACGTAGCATCAATTTCGTTTTGTAGATCAGTAAAACCTTCGACTGCGGCAGTGCTAGCACCTGCGGTTTTGACGATATTTTCAAGGCCGGCTTCAATGGCTTCGCCTTCATCCATGCGCTCTTGGCTCTGACCAAACACATCAGTCTGCACTTGGCTTTCTAAACTATCGGGCGCGGTAGTGTTAAAGGCGTCAGCAATTTGAGCATCGGTTAAACCAAATTTAGTTTTTGCTCTAAGAATCCGTTCAGGCCATGTCTTCTGTCCTGTTGCACCAGCAATTTTCTGGATGTTCTGGCGGCTAGTGTTGTACTTGGCCGCAGCTTCTGGCTCAGACATGCCCATACCAACAACATCAAAAATAATGTCGCCATTACGATCACCAAAGATTTGTCGCAATACAACTTGACGTTCATCAACGGCGTCTTTCTGGCTACGCCGCGCCTGTTCTTGCTGCAGCAAAGCATATTCTGCATCGCTAATGTTGACGTTAGTCAGCTCAGTAGCCAACTGGTCATCGGACAATTTACTAACAACATCAGGTGTAACTTCACCACGAGCTAAGGTGGCTTGCTTGCGAGTTCCCGTTTGTTGGGCTTTAGCAGCTTCAGCGGCTTCCAACACAGTCATGGGTTTAGGAGCACGTCTGAATTTAGATGTAGTCGCAGCAGGGGTTGTTAGATCAGTAGGCGCAGTTGTTACAGTGGTAGATGGTTGACCGCTGGTGTCTGGAAGAATACCAGCTTGTTGAAGTGGGGCTCCAGTTCCGGCGGCAGTTCCACCAACTGCGCCTTGGATAGAAGGAGCTGATCCTGCAGCTCCCACAGCTCCCGGAACGACAGCGCCCCCGACTCCCACGCCTCCTGCAGTTCCCAGTCCAGTTGAAGTTGGTATGCCACTTGGTGCTCCCTTGCGTGCGTTTATGATGGCTTCGTCCATCAACTGAACAGCTTTTTCGTACCGGCCTTTTCCCATGTACTTCTGTGCGGCGTAGTTCCAAATAGGAGCCATCAAGTCAGACTGAGGATCAACTCCGCTCTCAGCCATAATGTCAAATAACTGTCGGCTGTACTGATTCGGGATTACTTTTAACGTATCCCTGATAAATAAATCTTTAGGGTCACGTTCTATTTTTGCGTTAACTGCTGTAGCCGCAGCTGCAATAGCTGGTTTTGATTCAGTTAAATCCAAAGATGCGTTTGTCATCTGCTGATATTCACCAACAGACAATTGTTTTTCAAGACCTGTTACGGGGTCGGTGGCATACTGGCCACTAGGTTCATCATAGGCAGCTGCAAATTGCTTTGCGTAATCTTTAGGTGTAGTGCGAGCGCCAATACCGAGTTGCTGGTCAATTCGCTGCTGCAATGGCGCTGGTTGTGTAACCAAACCATATTGTTGTGGCGCTGGTGCTTGCGGTTTTTGCCCGCTTAAAAGATCGGTTTCTTGTTCTGGGGGCTGGTACTGCTCACTACGACGCCAACCACCTAAAACGCCAGAAGCGGCACCACCTAACGTGGCACCGCCAATGAATGATTCCAGATAGCGCTCGTTGGCTTCTGGGTTAAACATGGTCTGACGTGGGTTTACCGCCATGCGACCGGCTTGGTTTACCAGCTCTTGGAATGTTTCGCTTGCGCCTTCAATAGGTGCGTTTAGAGCAACGTTGGCACCAGTACGAGCTAAGCCACCGCGAACACCCTGCATTTCGTCAAGACGTTTGATACCCGTGCGCATCATTTTGCCACTGGCTAAAGCAGCATCAAGACCGACTAAATCGGCAGCGGCGTAAGGAACACCTAATAAACCAGCTACGCCTAAGGCAGTTTGACCGGCTTCTTGACGTTGGTTTTGAAGAATGTCGCCTACAGCAGATGGGTAATTTGCAGCAGCAGCTAAGCCAATACGACCAGCAGTGCCAAGACCCATTAAAGCGCCAGTACCGCCAGTAGCTAAACTTGTTATAAGTTCGGGGGATGAGTCAATGGCTAAACCACGGGCATAACGCAGTGCCGAACCAACGCCTTCAACATCTTTGTAAGATTGCGGGTCATTAGGGTTATCCCTAAAATACCGCTGCATTGATTCTTCTTGTTCAAATTGGTTTTGGCGGCGAAGATCACCTAAAGGCAATCCAGCGGCTTCACCAATGCCAAGAAGACCGGCTTGCGAACGATCAATAGCTGCACCAAACCTAGTGCCTAACCCAGCAGGTGCTATTTCAGCACGGAAGCCGCCTCCAAATTGTGCGTCAATCTCTTCTTGCGAAAGAATCCGTGCCATAGCAAACCCTCAATAATATTACTTATTCTAACCCGAGTTGCTGCGCGTTGTATAGGTCAGTTTGTCGTTGAGCAATTGCTCGGTTGCGGGCTTGCAGTGCTTTTTGTGCATTGAATGCATCAATTTCAGCTTGAGTTGCTCCCATACGTGGGCGCTGGCTGGCTCCATATGGATCATATGGTTGTCCTACTGCAAACAAACCTGTGTTTCTACCGGGAATATTTCTTTGTTCTTCTTCTACTGCAATGGTATTTGCGCCAAGGCGTTTGTAGTCAGCTTTAAGTTCTTTAATGTCATCTGGATTTTTAACATCGTAGGCTTTACCGCCAAACATTACTTCAGTGCCATTGGTGTTCCAAGGTAACTGCGGAATTGCGTTTGTAGGAATGTTTGCTTTTTCTAAAAACTTAGTTCGGTCGGATGGTAATATACCAATAGGCTTTCCGTTTCCGTCAGTAGGTATCCAGTTGCCATTTCCATCAGCAATCTTTACCTTACCGCCTATATTCATTTTGGTACCTTCGTCATCAACTTTGGTAGGTTTCATATCCCTACCTTCAGTACCAGCCTTCTGAAGTTTAACGTTGTCAGGGTTAACTTTTACGGTTTCAAAGGTCAGACCGTCTTTACTCATCTTAGGAATTGTGGCGTATGTATTGCCATCCTGTCCAGTAAAGTACGTAGCCGCACCCATGCGGTCTAAACCAGTTTTACTTTCGTAATAGTTTTTGGTTGTCTGAGCCTTGTCGCGCTCAATCTTAAGCAACTCTTCTGTTTTCTGACGATCAGCAATATTTTTAGCCAACGTCAAAAAGTTGGCAGGGCTAGCCATACCAGCAAATTGTTCCATGATAGCGTTTTCACTACCTTGAGCAAATGTACGTTTTGTGCCATCTGTGTTAGTCTGAATAATCTGATTGCCCCTGCGCTCTAAAGTAAAGCCGGGATTTTGTTCGTCCAGCCACGCCATGGTAGCGTCAACGCCTTTGGTAAACGAAGTCTGAAAACCCTTTTGAAACTTAGCCGCATCCAAATTCATTTTGTTAAGTTCGCTAGATGTATAACTAGCTTCCAATTCCATGCGAGCTTTAGGCCCTTGTGTTTGCTCAACAAGGCTAAGAATAGCGGTAGTACGGTCTTCAGGCTTTTCAAATTTTTGCTTGTAAATGTTGGCAAGGCCATCGTCAAAACTGACAATTTTATTTTCAGCCCGCTCTGCAGAAGTAAGCTGTAAGCCGCCTAATTTAGTTTGTTGCTGTAAATTTTGTAGGCGCAAAGGCGCTTCAATAGCTTCACGGTCTAACCGGTTAGCTTCGGCTAAAAGCTGTGACGCACGAACAGGATCGCCACTAGCGCCAATAACGCGAGCAGCTTCGCGCATCTGCAAACCTTGCAGTTTAGTGGCATCAAATTGACCAGCTACAGTTTGTCCGCCGTAGCGCTGAACTTGTTGAGGGGTAAAGTCTGTAGGAGGGGCAGGCATGTCGCCTTGCCCAAGTTCAAGCCCCTGTCTTGGAGTGTAACGAAGTGTGGGAACTTGTCCTTCTGCGCCGGGCAGAGCATTTACGTCATAAGCTCCTGTAGCTTGCAAACGTTGGATTTCCTTTACTTGCTCGGGGGTGTAGTCAGTAAAAGACTCAGGTTGCGCGTAAGCTTGCGCTAACTGCTTTTTCAATTCATTTTCATCGCGCATCTTGAGGCCACGCTCAACTGCTTGTGCGCCTACTTGGAATCCTGCTGCAAAACCCATATCAAACCTCCATCATCTTGGCCTTGAAAGGCCGTAAGTTGTACCCGCACCTACCAATGCGCCAATAACCTGACCTTCTGCATTAAGGCCGGTATTAAACTGGCTGGTCTGGTTAGTAAGAATGTTGCCGTAGGTTTGACCAGCTTGCTGCATACCTTGGCCATACTGTGAACCGGGAGCCATGGATGTATTGATACCAGCAGAGCCTGCAGCATTTGCACCTTGGTAAGCAGCGGTAGAAGCACCAGGCAGATTACGGCCAAGACCTGTAACGTCTAAACGACGAGCAAATCCAAGCTGTTCTGCCTGAGTACGAGCGCCTGTCATGGCATTGGCACGTTGAGCAGCAAGGCCCAGATTAGTCTGATTAGCCATCGACATTGCACGGCCTGAGGCAGGGTTTACCCCCATAGACGCTTGAGCTCGCTGAGAAGCAGCTTGAGTTGTACCGAACGCTCGGCCTGCGGCTGCAGCGGCTTCACGAGCCACCCCCTCTCGGTAGTCCTCGGTATTAAATCGTTCAGCATCTCGGACAAGACCTTGCTCTAGCGGCCTAAACGTCTGCTGCTGATAGTCGTAGTAATCTTGCGCTTGCCGCATTTGTTGCTGCTGCGCGGCCATTTGTTGAGCGGCTACTTGACGAGCAAGCGGGGCCATCTCTGCATATTGCTGTTTAGCAAAGTCTAACTGCTCACGCCCAAGTTGTTGCATTGGTCCGTAGTCTGGTGCTGGTTGCGATTTTCCGCCCATATTTACTCCTTGCGCAGCCAACGACAGTTGTCAGGCCGCATTACCAAAATCTGCATATCAGCGCCGGGTGCGCCATCTTTCATTACAAACTCTTCTTCAAACCCAAGATGCTTATCAAATTCTATAATATGTGGCTCATTTGTTGGCACCATTCCAGTCAGTCTTTTCAACTGGCAGTGGTTAAATGCGTAGTTGCACACATGCTCAAAGAGAGGAATAAGCTGTTTTGTCTGCCTTGCAATTGCGATATGACATGTAGCGTTTGCGCCATTGTAATTGTTTATGACTACTCCGGCTATCACTTCGTCACCCTGCATAACACCAATCGCGTAGAAATTTCCCCAGTCAGCGTTCTGTCCAACACGCTCAGCAACCCAAGCGCCAATACATTCTTTTTGGTCAAAGACAAGTTCTGCCATCTGCGTATTATGTCTTATTGTTAAGGTTTTGGATACTTTGCTTTTACAGCTAAACAAGCAGCAATGTAGGTATCAATTTGAGCTTGGTCTCCCTTGACAATTCCATCTAGGTAGTCCGCCATAGAAGGATACTCGGCTTCCCGTTGGGCACGGTAGTCAGAAACGCTGGTAACAGTCTTTACGCACTTGCCGTCTACCATGGCAATATCTACAGTAACACGGGAATACGGGAGCGTCAGGTTAAGGATTTCTACGTATTCCACGTACGTGTCATCAAACTTGTGAGTCATCGGGCCGGCAAGAATTTGCCCATCTTCAAACTTAACCCATTGTGTTTCCATTATCGAACCCCCATTGCCATACCATCAATGGTTTGAATTGTGTACTCTGCATTGAAACCGCCGACAAATATCATAACTGGAACGGCGGTAGCGTAGGTGTTGGTTGTTACTCCTGTTGCGTTTGTACAAATACCAAAAGTACCAGAGTTAGTGTTATACGCAAGTTGCTCAGAAGCGGTAATAGTTGTTCCAGAAATAGAGGCGTTGATTAACACTAAAACAGCCAAGTCGCGAGTGGCGCTAACCCCTATCGCTTGCACATTTACAGACATAAAAATTTTATGCGGCGCTGTAGCTGGCGCAGGCATATTAGCGTTGTAGACTAAATACTGAGGGACGTTTGTATCCCCGTTTAAATAGTAAGGGCCATTTGTCGTAGAAATAGGAGTAGATGCGTTAATCCGAACAAACAAACCAGAGTACAGATTAATTTTATACGCCGTTATCAAAAGACCGCTAATCTGACCTGATCGAAGCGTTAACGTATTAAATTCAGCATCGCCATTCCCATCTATCTCCCAGCCTGAAACACCAGCAGAATAGGTAGATGAGCGGATATAGCTGTTCACAGCAATAGAACCTGCTGTAATTTTAGTAGCACTTAAACTGCTAATATAAGCGTTCCCAATGGCCGCTCCTGCAATGTACGTGCTAATGTTGGCGTCTGTAATGGTATTGAGGTAGGAGAAGTTACCAAGCCCCGTTACCTGCGTAGTGCCTGATACGGTGTTCTGTGTAGCTAACGCTCCCAAGCCTGTAATGTTTGACGTAGATAGCGGAGTACCCGCAGCCAGAATAATATTGCCAGAAGAATCTTTTATGCTTAGCCCTCGAGAGTCAATCTGCGCCGCAGTTACCTGCCCACGAATCGACGCTGCGCCAAACTCGGCTGTACCGTTAGCGTGAATCTTCCAGCCTTGAGACCCTGCAATGTACGCCGCACTCTCAATGTAACTCGTGGCTTCCAGTGCAGCACCGGTAATCTTGTTGGCAGATACATTAATAAGTTTGGAGTTTTCAATCGTGCCTCCGGCGATATTTGAACCTTGGATTGAACCGCCTTGAATAAACGCACCGTTAATGTACACACCCGGATTAACCGTAACGCCGTTGATGGTCGTCGTAGTAGTCGTAACAATAAACGGAATAACAGGCACAATGCCCGGGCCGCTAGGACTGGCAATAGAAAATCGGTCAGCCCTAATAATAAAGTCACTGTATGGAGTAGCAGTGTTTGACGTGCTTGCCAAGCCAAAGCCAGAGACATAACCGTTGTTGTCTATTTTTACAGTGTACTTATTAATCAAACCGCCGTTGGTAGTGTCTACCAAATCAATTCGTTCGCCCAGTTCACTAAATAATTCTGTCTCAGTAATTGCACCAGTCAGTGTGTCCAGTAGGTGTTGAACTTCAGGGCCAGTTGTTCCAAGAGTTCCAGACACGCTATTAAACGGGCCTTTGACACCTAGTGTATTTACAAACCGAACCCAGTAGTATCTTGACTGTGATGGGCCAATTGGGTCTGCGTAGTTAACACCGGGAACAAACGCTAGCTGGACAGCATCACCAATGACGTTTGTCGACCCGCCATAAATCTCACTGTAGTCATGGCCAAAGTACGTAGGGCTGTCCCACTCAATAAGGACGTTGTAGATTGCACCAGTAGCCGTTACATTCTGCGGAGCTGGCGGTGTGCCTATGTTTAAGGCAGTCGGCGGAGTTATCGTGCCGTTACTTCCGGGGCCTGCAATACCACCAGTAATTAAGTCCTGAACACTGACAAGACGATCAGTTCCCTTACCCGAAATAATTTCTCGTAGGCGATCTATGAACGTGCGTAGATCACGCGGAATGTCGGATGTGACTGATGGAAGTTTGTTAGACACCAGCTAATTCCTCGATAGATTGTGCGATAGCTAACGAGAAGACTTCAGATGTTCCTTCAATCTGCACTTCCCAATCACGCCCGGGGGCAACAGGCAACCTAAACGGATTGCGGTTTGCAACTGTCTGCGTCCTAATTAAAGTTCCGCCAGAGTAAAACTTAGCTGTCACAGGATAAGTTTCTGCTTCAAGTTGAGCGCAAGAAAAACCTGTAACTTGCGGCAGTGTAAACTTCTTAGACTTCCACGTATAAGTTTTATTGGCTCCAGCAAGCCACACTTTGACCGAACGATCTGCTAGTGCAATAAACAATTTATCTCGTTGCAAATCAGCATAAGCCGCCGTGACATAGATATCGTGCAAAATAAATTGGCCAGAGGTTGGATCGTAAATAAAACCACCAGTGGTTGTACCGTTGTTGTAAAAACCAATGTACTTTAAATCGTGGGAGTAGCCGTGAATCGAGTCTGGCTTAAAGTATGTTTGCCATTGAGCTCTCGTAAAATACTGCTCGGTGACTAGCTTAGAACCGCCGGGAGACAGCAGAACAAGCCCGTCAGGACTTGCGTACATCACAACTCCGTTGGTGCTAACAATACTGCGTTTAGATGCGCAAGCCTGCTCAAGGTCTGACTTAACAACGACAATAGAGTCAGGGTGACTGCCCTGCAAGAAGTACGGCGTGCCAGTAGTAAGCACTGCTAACGTAGTATCCATGCGGCCTAAACCAACAACGGGGTAGTCAAGCGACTGCGTATAGTTAGGCGGCCATGCATGCGGGTGGTAGGGATCACAGAAATACACATCGCGTCCCACAAAGCCCGCCATTACCCCGTTAGGTAAATTGGTTAAGCCTTGCAGCGTTGCAGGTGGTTGCTCCCATGTTAGAGAAGGTAATTCTTCGCCAAGACTTTCTGCAAGAACTTCGTCTGTAAAAGAAATTTGAGAAATAGGTAGTTCGCCTACAAACAAATACACGCCCGAAACAGAACGGTAAAGCCTCCAGTGAGTAACAATGTAACCCGTAGGAACAGAGGCTCGTCCAGAAATAGACACCGCTTGGGTAGGGTAAACGTTAACTGAAGTACTTGCAGGAGAAGGCGCAGACTCAAACTCATAGCCTGACTCTTTATTAACCCACGTCCACGCATAAACTCGGGTCTCGGTAGCCGCTGGTGTATCAGCGTAACCTGCGCCTGTTAGTTCAGAAAACTGAGCTGCTGATGGGTAGTCGCCACCGCGCAGTCGCATAGAGACGCTAGAGCCGACAGAAATAGTTTCAAGAACAGCAATTGGATCGGCAACGCCATACACGGTCGAGGAAATCCCGTACGCCCTAAACGTGGCTAGACTATTAACTGTTGAGGGGTTAATGATCGGAGCAAAAAATTCTGTGCCGTTTACCAGTACAGACAGGTAGCGAGATTCCACGCTGTCAATGTCAGCTTGAGTAATAAATAACCTTGCTGGAGCAGCAGCTTCAGACCCTACTGACTCAACTACTTTAGCCTCACTGCCGCCAACGTATCGGCGATAGAACAGAGTTGCGGAATCCGTAGCGCCTTCGCTACCGGGAGTTACAACAACGCAGCCCCCATAAGCCGTGGCAACAAGTTGGCCGGACATCCTAGAATTTAAAAACGTAGCCAGCGTGGTAGCAGTTAATGTTGTAGAGGTCGAGGCGTTAACGC